ATCTATTTTAAGTTCAAACTGTCTTGCCGTATCCCATAAATGACCTACTCTAGCAACTTGCATACCTGTCCTAAAATTATCAGTTAATGGTATTACTCTAAAGTCTGCTCCAGTACCCACCCATGTAATTATTCCATACATAGGCACATCAAATAATTGACCACCTACTACATCACCAACAGCAAAACCACCTAACAAACTACTACTTGATAAAACTCCGTTTTGTTCTGCTATTACTGCTGCTATTATATCCGCTGTTATTGCTTCATCATATAGCTTAAATTCGTTTAGTAAGAAGTTAGCACTATCACTACCTCCTGTATCACCTAAATACATTACATTTGCGTTTGTATCTATTACTCCACTCTTAGAACTATCTGTTGCTGATGCAGCTTTATCTATACCATTATCTGCTGTTAATGTTAATTCATCACCTACCCAAACTAAATCAACATCATAAAAAGTACCTATTGTTAATGGTGCTGCTACTGTTGCTGTACCACTAGCAACATATAAACTCGCTGTTAAATTGGTTGTAGCATAGTTATAAGTTATTTCTATTTGACTTGATTTAGTTAATATTTTTAATGTACCTGCACCTGCTTGTGGGTTAAATCCTAAATGTAAAGCCATTTCTGCTTGTCCGTTTAAATCTGTTATATTACCTAGACTTATTTGGTCTGTAGTCGAGTTAAATACTGCATCATTTCCTACTCTTGTACTCGCTTGGATAGTAATATTTGTTGCTGTTCCATCGTTGCCGTTTTCTGAATAATCCCTTATTGTAGAGGCATCATTCTCATTAAAATTATATACTATTTTAGCATTTGTAGCCATTAGTTATAATTAGTTAAATTGGTTTGACTTGCTTTAATTGGTGGGTTAGGTTGTATTATCCTAGCCTGCTCATTAGGAACTTGTGGTACATCTGAATCTACAGGGTTGTGGTCTATTGGTATACTGTTATTTTTAATACTTGTGTTTATTGTTACTGAATTAACCGATGTTAATAACTCTTGTAAGTCCATTGTGTACTCGCCTGTTTCCACCGCCCAATCATAACCTCTTTGCCAGTACTCAGTAGAAACATCTGTAGAGTCTATTATAGTATTATGTGGGTTAAACTCACCTATTAACTTAGCACTTGTATTTCGTAAATATTGACCCCTTAAATCTCTTATTTGTCTTAATAAGATAGTTAATATCTCAGCAGCATCTCCTTTGCCTCTCCTAGTCCATTGGTTAGTAATTACACCAGTTGAAAGTCTAAAAGAGTTTAATGTTGGGGAATGTGGACCATCTCCATGTATTACTTCTAGTTCTTCTAAATTCTCATCCTCTATAATCTTAGAGTATAGTATTAATTCTTGTACTGGTGGTAACTCAGAAGGCAAATAAATAAGACTAAAGCACTTTTGATATAGGCTAGTAAAAGTCATTGTAAAATCTGTATTTGTAGCAGCGTATGTACTCCAATTAGAATAAGCCCTATAAAATCTAAATCTAAAGTTTACTACTGCTGACTGTGGTAATGTTGGCAATGTTTCAGTAAAAGTAAATGTTTCTTGAATATTTGCTACATAACTACCACTAGCTTGTAATCCTACTTTTTTAAAGGTTGCTCTACCTGTTGAATTTTGCCAAGAATAACCAGCTACAGCATCACCTACTAAATACCATGCTCCTAATTGTATCTCTACTTCCCATATAAACTCTAAGTCATTTTTAACAAAGTTTTGAGGACTATTAGATAAAGCACCGCCTGTATTAAGAACATATCTACCTATAAATGTAGCCTCAAATGAAAATTGCACACTATCCCCTGTGTCTGTTACCATTCCTGTTTTTGAATACTCACCATGTACACCACTATTAAATGTGGATGCTGTACTTTGTGGTACAGGTGAAAATTGATAACCTAAACCAGCCATCGCAACATAAGTAGTAAAATCTGAACCTGTGAACGTCCAAAAATCAGGCACTTGCTGAGTAGGAAAATTAGCATCAGGAACACTAATAACACCCCAACACCCATTTTTTATCAGGTTATTATTATCCATGTCTAAATTCTTCATGTTATAATTAACCGATACTCTATTTAATGGTGGCTCAATATTTAATTCTGCTGACTCAGAAGGTAAAATTAACTCGGTTGCTGTTCTTGGGTTTTGCTTGCCTGTTACCGTTCTTGTATTAGTAGTAAAACTACCAGTAGAATCTACTGTTACTGTGCTTTCTGTTCCCTTTCTTGGTATGTATTGCCTCCAGTACATTGTCGCTTGGGTGTACTCCTGTGGATTAAGAATGTACCAAATGCCATTCCAATGGTATAAATGAGCATTAAATGGTTTTAAAATCTCATCTAATACCTTATTACAGAAAAATGCACTTTCTACTGTATCACCTCCCTCTTGACTTGTTTCTTTATATACCGATGAATCTACATAAATCTGATTAAACATAGATGAGGTAGTTAATGAGGTTATCGAATCCTCATAAATATTAACAAACTCTCTTATATCTACAGGAGTAGGTAATAAATTTAATGCTAACCTAATAACTTCTATAATGGTTTTTTGTCCTGTGTGTAGTGTGCCACTTGCATCCCATCTAACGTGCTTTAAATGACTTAACCCACAAGTAAACTCTAATTTTGCTTTGCCGTCTAATGTAAAAGGTTCTGAATATATCTCACTTTGATTATAACCTATAAATCTTGTTACATTTGCTGTGTTTGGGTCTTGGATTAATTCTACTTTATAATCTCCCCAATCTGCTGTCCTAAATTCCTTGTATTGTGCCTCTACTAAATTATAGATAGTAAAGGTTAATTTTGTGCCTTGTATGTTTTCTAGTAAATCTCCACCTCTATTTAACACTATTGAATTACGCTCTAAATGTTTTATTTCTGAGGATGCACCACCATATCCCTCTAAATAGATATTAAGTTTAAAATCAGGGCTTGAATAATCTATTAAGGAAAAGAAAGAATAAGTATATTTTAAACCGTATGCCATTATCTACTAAAGCTATCTGATTTTTGTACTCTTTTTAATACTCCTACTAAGTCTTGACCCTCTACCCTAAATTTAACAGTTTCAAAACCGCCACCTGTTGAGCCTATAAAGTCTTTTAACTTATCTACTGGCATTATTAACTCAGGATTAGATTTAGACGTACCTCTACCCTCTCCTACATTACCAAATACTGAGCCTGTTACTAATCCACCCTCTGCAAATCCTGTAGCACTTGCCTCAGACATACTACCCTTTATAGCACTTGCAATAGCTATTAAAGCAACACCACCAGCAATAGCTAAACCAGCACCTAAAGGACCTAAAGCTAAAGCAGCTTTTAACGCTAACATACCTAAACCTAATTGTATCATTTGCTCACCAAAGGATTTTAATAAGTTAGAAAATCCACCAATTAAAGCATCTCCAAACGCTGCTACATCTCCTGTACCTAATGCCTCACCTAAACCTACTAAGCCCTCTTGTGCTGCTGATACTAAAGATGTTGATAATGCTGCTCCAGCAGCCCTACCTAGTTCTAAGGTATCATTTTCTAGTGTCATGCTCTCAGCAGAATCTACCACTAACTCAGGTGTAACAGGTATTGATAATGTTGGTGCTGGTGTATTCTCTATTTCTTTTTTTATACCATCTATTGCTCCTGTCAATTTAGGTACTTCTAATTTAATTGCTGTAAAGTTAGCAAGTTCGTTTTTCATTTTACGAGTTGCTGCTGCTGCTTCTAATTGTGCCGATGTTAATGGCTTAATATTCTTCTTTTGAAGATTGTAAGCCTCTACTATTCCTAAAGCAGCTTTATTGTATTTTAATGCATTTCCTGTTGTTCTATTGTATGCTTTTATTAATAGTTTTTGAGTTCCTAACAATGGTCTGTTAGCAGCCATCTGATCCGTAATGGCTTGTTTTGTGTTTTTGGTTGTTTCTGCTAACTTTTCATTTGCTCTGTCGTAACCGCTTTGAGTTAATATACCTTTAGATAATTGACCGTTTAAGTTCTTTTGTGCTGCCGCTTGTAATCTTTGTAAATCAACTACATTTTTAGCCTTTGTTATATTCTTGGTAAATTGGTCGTTTAATTTTCCTATTGATACTGTTTGACCGTCTATTTCTACCGAGCCTCTAGCCCAAAAACTAAAGTCAGTATTATTCATGTCGGTTAACTGTTGTAATACCCTAGTAAATCCATCAATTACTCCTTGTGTTGCTTTACTTATTACTCCACTACCATCTTCTACTGATAATACAAAACCCTCATAAGCACTTGCGGACTTAGTTAAACTACCCTCTACATTATTTAACATGGTATCAGCCATTTCTCTTGCTTCACCATCCACCTCTTCAAATGAGGTTGCTAAATCTCCTAAAGCATCCTTTTGGTCAACTAAAACTAATAAAGCACCTTTAGCCCTTTCTCCTACTAAATCCTCTGCTATTTGTAACTTTTCAGCCTGTGAAGTAGCCCCACCCATTTCTGTAGCAATATCCTCTAAACTATCTGCAAATGGTTTACCGTCTTTTACTAATTCACTAAATATCCTACGTAAATCTGTACCAGCCTTTGATCCTGATATATTAGCATCTGCTAATTTACCTGCTGCTGCTGTGGCAGTTTCTAAACTTACACCTGTAGCCCTTGCAATAGGAGCAGCGTTTTTCATTGTTTCGCTAAATTTCTCCATATCCAATGCAGATGATGAGAAACTTAAAGCCATTACATCAGCCACCTGAGTTGCTTGTGAACTTTCTAAACCAAATGCGTTAATGATTGCTCCTGTTTGGGCTGCTGCCTCGCTTAATTCTGTTCCTGTGGCTGCTGCTAAATCTAATACAGCACCAGCCATGTTTTGCACCTCACTAGGATTGAAGCCCAATTTTACCAGCTCTTTTTGCAATCCTCGAACTTCTGTTGCCGTAAATGCTGTACTTGCTCCTAATTGTTTTGCTTGGTCTGATAGCAATAACATTGCTCCAGCAGTTCCCTGTTTTCCTAATACTGCTTTTAACTCACTTCCAGCCTTTTGAAATTGTGTGATTTTCTTAAAAGCATCTCCTAAAGCTGCTCCTAAACCAACTAAAGCACCTATACCTATTGTAGTGGGATTAAATAATCCTTTCAATCCAGCACCAATCCCTTTCATTGCACCCGAAAAGCCTTTTAATTGCCCTCTAGCACCTCTTAGTCCTTTTTGAAAGTTCTGTGTTGTTAGCCCTAAACTAATCCAAATTGAGCCACTACTAGCCATCTTATTTATTTTGTACTAAGTAACTTTACTTAGTTAATCATTTCAAAATTACCGTTTTTATCTGTGTAACCTCTTAGCTTTCCATTTGTTATAACAGGGTCTTTCTTTAAGAAAATCTCAATCATTTGCTCTTTTGTCATCTTCACTTTTTCCCTATCAAAAGGCAAAGGGTACCATGTTGTGATACTTGGTAAACTCTTGCCTCTTTTTAGTGGTATTGTTTGTAGTGTAGCATAACCACACATACGCAATAGTCTTAATGTTGATAACTGTAAAGACTCCTTATAGTCTCTATTCTCTTGAAAACCACGTAACATTAACAATATATCTCTTGGTTGTGCATCCCAAAATTCAGTAGGTGTTAACCCTTTGACTCCTGTTGCAAAACTTTGGCAATACTCCCAATTCCATTCATTACTACCTTCACCCTCCTCGCTAGAATCTACTTTTTTTTTACCTTAAAAGCATTCATTAAAGCACCGCCACATTCTCCAGCAGCTTTTTCATATTGATAAGGCTCTATACTATCTACAAAATCCTCCCACTCAATTTCTGTTTTAATACCATGCCAAATAAAAAGCCCCAACTGTTTTTGTGTTAGGTTTTGCTCATCAATGTCAATCATTATTTTTGAAAAAGACTTATCGAAAGCATCCTCCATGTCATAGATTGAACGGTTGTTGTAAACTGGTGTAAATTCTTTGTCTCCGATTTTCATATATGTTATTTATTTCTACGTTTCAGTAATATAAGCTAAAGCACCTGTACCTGTTAAACTAAAGCTAAAAGTTGCAGACTCCTCTACTCCAGCACTACCACTTAAAGATGTTAAATAAGCATCTCCCTGATGGTATTTTACTGTACTTGTTCCACTAGTCCATCTAACATTAATTAATGTTCTAGCGTTCATAATTACCACTAACTCATCATATCCCAATGTAGCTGATGGGTCTAAAAAACCCTCTCCACTCATATCCCATGATTTTAAACCTTCTAAACTCTCAGAATTACCTTGTGAATCTTTACAGGTTGCATCTCTTGGACTCATTTCTTGATTTACTTCTGCTGATGTTGCACAAGCAATTTTAACTCCTCCTTTGAAGATTGCTATATCTGTTGCATTTGTTATTGCCATTGTTTCTAATTTTTGTACTAGGTTTCTTTACCTAGTTGATTATGTAAATTTACTATTTTTTAGTTGTTTTCTTAATTATATTTTCAGCTACTTTCTCGATGACTTCTTCTATCTCCTCTGCTTGTTGTTTTTTCTCTAAATCAGCTATCTTTTTATCTTGCCTCTTTTTAGCTGCTTTAACTTTCTTTTGATATTGAAGCGTTACATCTACTCCTATTCCAGCATCTACTAATGCCTGTCCATTACCTTGTGTTACGCTGCAAATGTGCCCTATCGGTAACAATTTATTAACCAACGTATGTGCTTTTATTAATCTTACTTCCATGATTATTTATTTTTCTATTCGTGCTTTATATGTTTGTACTTTTATAAATACTTTGTCCTCTGCTGAGTAACCACCATCCTCTCCTGTGTATTGTATTGACTGTACTACTACCGTTTCAGTTGTTCCGCTATGCCTGTCTAATACTGTCCTTACATTTGTGCTTAAAGTTTCTAACAAATCAGGGTCATCGTGATACATCTCTATATCAAATAACAATGTATCTAAACCACTAACTCCATCTTTACAGTCTGTAGGCTCTAATCCTGTTAGATCATAAACTAAATAAGGCACATCAACATTATCTTGTGCAAGATAAGGAAATATTTTATTTACTACAATATTATTTACTGAGGCATTATTGCTCAATAAACTGTAAATAACATCTTTAATACCTTTTGCCATTACCCTAATTTATTAATTTTAAGTTGACTAAATGCTGCTATCTTTTTAGCTATTGTTCCACCAACCTTATTTTTAAAGTTTGATTCTGCCATTTTAACAGCTCTTTTAATAAATGCTTTATGCCCTCCAGCAAAACCAAATTTATTTGGTGAGTGTCTTTCTGTTAAAAATCTCGCAAAAAAACCATCTTCATCTGAGCCATCTTTTGTATCCTCAAACCATACCCCAGCTATAAATGATGACAGATCTAGTGTTCCTGTTGGTTTATTTCTTAACCCACTTTTTAAGGAGTTTCTTAATTGTCCTACACTAATATTCGTTGAATCTGGCTTAAATCCTGTAGTGTCTTTTTTAGCCTTTGGTGTTTCTTTCTTTACTATCTTTTTTACTTGTGTTGCCCCAGCACTTAACGAACTTGTTACTATTTTACTTGCTAATGATTGATTAGTAACAGCAATATTAGCTAAAGCCCTATCTAGCCTTTCACCACCTCTAAACGTTATTGTAACTCCATCTTTTGCCATTATGTCTGAACTAATAATCTAGTGAATATTAATAAACCGTCCTGATGTCCTAGCTCTTTTATATCCTCAATTTCGTACCAATCTCCACCCTCTTTAATTCTCATTTCATCTGTAATTGTTGAATGATACCTTACCCTATATTTTACTTTACGTTTTACTGTTCGGTTATTATCGTCTGTTTGCTCTGTGCCTTTTTCATGTACCCTCATGCCCCATATAGATAAATGTGTAGCCCATGTATTAGTTCTAAACCCACTTGTTGAAATAGCCTCTGTTTTAACCTGTACTACTAACCTTCTATCTAATCGACCTGATATCATAAATCTAATATATTATCTATTATTTTTGTATCTAATCCCTTAACAGCACTATCAAATGAAATATAATCTCCCGGCAATTCTTCATAATTCCATATATTAACATCTCCTTTAATGTCATAAATAGTATTAAAAGGATTCTCTATTTCAGTATGTGAATACCTTAAAAGATTATTTATACTGCTTTTATCTAATCCTAATTGCACTTTACCGTACAACTCACCACTCTTTAATACTTCTTTTAAAATAGTCTTTTTAATACACCTACCAGCACCTATTAAAACTTTATAATCAAATGTTTTAGCCTCTTTACTTTTTGAATCTATAAAGGTTAGTCTTGTACATCCAAATATTTTAGTATCATCTTTAAAATAAGGCTTATACATTTCAAACAACTCCTTAGTTATTATGTCATCACTACCTAAATTCATTAAGTAATCAAAATTTAAACCCATTGCAAACCTTACACCGATATTCATTTTAGTACCTAGACACTCATTAGGAGCATTTACATACTTAAAACCGTATTTCTTAGCCGATATTTTAGCCCAACTTTCACTAACTATACAAAGAACATCTATATTAATATCTTTTTGTAACTCACTTAGATTTTTTAAACATAAGTTAGTTATCTTTTCACGCTTCCATATTGGTAGCAATATTAATATCTTTTTATCCAAAATGTTTAACCCTATAAAAACCTAATATATCTCTAACAGGTTTTGGTAAAGGTATATCTTGAACAAAACCACCAACAGGCACACTAACAGGCTCTCTATTTGCATATAAATGAGCAATTAACAATAATATTGCTTGTTTAATGTCTTGTGGTACACTAACTGCTAAACCATATCCACATACATAAATCACTTCAATAGGATTAATAGTGTTAGAACTTACAGAAGGAAAACCAGCAGTAACTCCCTCGACTATTGTTGAGGTGTCTGCTAATAAATCTACTTGATAATTAGATGTTGATAGCGTTTGTTGTACTTCTGCTGTATCATAATACTTTACCGTTGTTACACTTTGTACTGGTGACACTTCTAAGTCTATAAAATTACCAAATTGATTCTCGTTTTGCCTCCATGTCTGAGTTATAAAAACCCTATTACAGTATCTTTCACATATCTTTCTTGACGCTTTAATTAACGTATTTATATAGGTATCATCAAAAGACTCACCTTCAAATCTAATTTGCTGTCTAGCCTCTGATAATGTAACAGGCTCAACGGTTGGCTCTACTGTTATCTGATAGCTCATGTTATTTCTTTGCTAACTGTTTCTTAAGTTTTGCAATTTCTTTTTTCTGCTTATCGGATATTGATTTCATTGTTTTAAATTCTTCTCTTAATTCTACTGTTTCAGCATCTTCTATTACTGCCTCACAAGTTCCATTTTCTATCCATCTTTTAGCCTGTTCTGTTTCTATATGATGCTCCTCACCTGTTGCATACAAATCGTACTTACCAGCTACAGCCCATATAAATTTAACTTTAATTGTTCCCATTTTTATTTGTTTTAAAAAAGGGGCTATGCCATACGACAAGCCCCTTTTTGATTTATAAACTAAAATTGATTATGTTACTATCATTCTCATGTACTTAATAGCTGCTGAATCTAAGATACCTGAGTCTGTTCTCATGAATCCTACAAATGCTACTTGATCTTCTGCTACATAACGGTCAACTGAACGCTTAATAGAAAGTCCTGATACATCTCTAATGATAAATTTATTAAAATCCCCATAAAGAACTG